TTAAACAGCCATTGAATTGCCTCTGTAGGGTTCGCCGCTTTGAACTACACCAAAAGAGATTTTTACAAGCCTGTGCATGACCGCCACCATCGCAAGCATTTTATTTTTGCCTTTAGCCAAAAGACGGTTGTAAAGGTTCTTGCTAACGCCTCTAAGATTTATAGCACTCATTGCACACATGAAAAGCAAGCCACGCAAGTAAGGGTTGCCGGTCTTTGATATGCGACCTTTGCCCCTTACGCTCGTGCCGCTTTCCTTGACCGTGGGTGCCAAGCCAATGAACGAAACCAATTGACGGTAAGCAGGGAACTCGCTCAAGCCCTTGCAACAAACAAGCATTACAGCAGCCGTTTTGGAGCCTATGCCGGGTATCGTTTTCAATAAACGAAACTGCGTTGGGAACAGTTCGCCGCAGAGCTGGTAGAGTTCCTTTTCAAGCTCTTTTTGATGGCTTACGCAAACGCTTTTCACTTCGCTCATTGAGTTAAACAAATTATCTGTTTTAGATAATACCAAACTCAACGAGTGCTTGATATTTCCGGACGAACGCTCAAAGCGTGAGAGACCGCTAAGAAGGGAGACTATAACCCTAGCACGTGCGTGCTTTGGGGGTAGAGGTTTCCACTCTCTAAGCTGAACGCCTTTTGCCAAAGCGTAGTCGGCTATTTTGAGAGCGTCTATTTTGTCGGTCTTTGCCTTTATGCCCAGAGACTGAAAATAGTGCTTCACACGGTAAGGGTTGAAAACAACTACCGCAAATCCTTTTGAATGCAGGTAGGAAGCTAGGCGGTAATGGTAATAACCGGTTGCCTCCATCGCATACGCAGAGTTTGGCGGTGCCTCTTTTACAAGCATTTGCCAGCCCTTGCGGCTGTTTTTATACTTGCGGTCTTTGTTGGAAAAGTGGGCGTTGAACGTGTCCTTGGAAACGTCTATGCCTACCAACGCATTTTTCTTGATGTTCATTTTTGAACCTCGCTATTTACGGTGAATGGAAAGCAAAGGCAAAACGAAAAGCCTGCAATTCTGAAAACGAGCGTGGAAACTCATAAGTCTTGACACGGCGGAAATTTTGCCATCGCAATCGCCTGATACATTGCTACCTTAGTTCGCAGGCGTTCAAAGCCCAACGGCTATTACAGCCAAGCGTATCAAGCTTATTTGAAGTATCGGAAAATACTGAACAAATGTTTAGTGTTTTTTAACTGTTATTGAAATTTATTTTTTTACAAACGCTATTTCTGCGAAACGTGGAAATCCATTTTCCACGGCATTCCCTCATAACCCTAACCCGTCTTTTCTTAACGCTCCACGTATTCGCTAAAAAAACGTGCCTCCCTACTGCCCATACTAGCGTTTGTGCCCACGTTCGCTTGCATACGTCATTGAAAATGCCTGCCGCTCACTTTCCCCCATTCAGGGAACAAAATGCTTTCACTACCGTTCAGCATTGAACTAGACACGGCTAAAGCCGTAATACGCCCATAAACCCGCTATACCCGCCCTGATTTTTTTATCTTGATTTACAATTGTATGTATTACCGCCTAGCTGAATTTGGAAGCTAGGAGGGATAACCCAAATTTCACCGCCATTTTTAGGCTGATACGGATTATTGAAAGACGGACACTCTTTCTTAGGCTGATTTTCTATAAGCTCTTGCAATCTTTGTATCTCAAGCTGATAATTATATTTTTCCTGCCGAAACATTTCCCTATCATTGTTAATAATCCTTTTCAAATTTTCCAACTCCCTTTGATTTTCTTGCAAATTGGAAATAACAGTATTAGCTATAGCTATCTGATTATTAGCTTTATTCGCTACTCTCTTTTGTTTGTAAATACCTATAGCAGTAGCCAAAATAAAACCAAGTGAAAATATTAAAATTATTTTATATTTTGACATCTATTTGCCACAAGTAGAAACAAACTCTTTTCGCCAACATAAAGAACCTTCAGCAGAATTTTGCGGAGCTAATTTATTTGTACCTTTGATATAATAACCTTCTACACCATTTACGCATTTAAAAATACATTCATGCCTATTTTTTTTAATTTCTTTTTTACGAAGTTCCTTTTTGCTAAGGTCTTTATTTTCTTCGTTCATTCGTTTAACTTGCTCTATAAAATTTGGGTCATTCATTTGCTTGTATGCTTTGTTGTTTCCTTTGCCAGCAAAGGCAAAAGAGAGAGCGATGGCGAGAATAAGAGAGAGTGTTTTCATATTAGTAAATATACAAAATTATTTTCAAAAGCGGTAGGTTTTTTTGTTTTTTTTAATTTTTTTGTTTTTTTTCCTTGCTTTGTTTTTTATTGCTCAGTTTTTTATTTTCTGCGTATCAAGCATATACACGAACAGCATGAGGCTGGTTGCCCTCACGGGACAAACACCATTTATGAACGCTTGCAACACAATGACAGCTTTTTAAATCCGTATAAGAGTTTTTGATATCTACGACATCAAAAAGAATATGTTAAACAGTTTTTCCCAGCCCCCCGATTTTTCAGCCGTTCGCTCCATAAAAAATATCAACATGGCTGTCAGCCTTTTTTTACTTCGTTGTCACTGCGTAAAAAATTTTTTTCCCAATTTCATGAATAAATTCATTCAAGAAAAAAAAACGGCATGGTGCTGTATTTTTTACTCCGCTCACTCTTTAACTGAAAAAATCGGTTGGCTGGGAAAAACGCTTGCGAAGCCAAGCCAGCCGGTAAACAACAACCGCCAGCGAAAGCAGGCACAACAGGCGAAAGCCACGGAGGTCACAATGAGCACAAGAGGAAACTTGACAAACGCAGTAAAGGCGGCACAAAAAGCCGTAGAAGAAGCGTTCCTAAACGTAGCAGGGAATGATAGAGAAGAACGCTTTAGCAATGACATAAGGCTATTTTATCAAGCTATGAAAATATCAGAGATAACAATAGACAAAATGCCAAAACATTGGAAAATCAGCGAGCTAGGAAAAGTTTTAGCAACGGCATACAGCTTGACAAAAACGACACCGGAATAAAAGCAAAGCCCCGCAATAGGGGCTGTTTTCAAAAAGGCATATTTTCCAAATCAAGATTAGGATAAAAATGCGTGTCGTCATTGACGGGCGTAAAGCCGTCGTCTTTCACAAATTCGGCTTTGTGAAATCTGTAATAGCTGATGGCAGAGAGTATAGCCTGGTACATCTGATGGCTGTTGAAAGACGTGAAGCGAATTTTGAGCCTGTAAAGAAAATCGTTCAGAGTGCAGCCTTCCTTTGTCTTTGTGAGAACATCGACGTAGTAGTCAAATTCGTCGCTTTTAGCCATTGAAGGCAAAAACAAGTCCTCAAACAAGTCGTCGTTGGTCTCTACGTCTTTGTAGTCATACTGTGCTTTGTTGGGGTGGTCGAAATGGCAGAGGTATTTTTTGGCACCTACGATAGACGTTATTTTCTCAAAAGAATTGTCAAGGAGCCAAGGCTCCCCGTCCTCTTTCTTGAAATCGGCGAAATAGTTTTTCACCGTGTTCAAGTCTCTAGAGTTGGAGAACGTGAAAAGGAAATGCCAATGGTCTTTCTTTGGCTCTCCAAAGTCGTCTATGTCTCTGTTGTGCATAATGAAATAGTAGTTCTTGGCTATAAGCTTAACTTTAGACTTAATTTCCTCAACGGGGAAATCAAGAGGTATTATCAACTGCCAAGAACGGCTATTTATTTTTTTTTCTTTGTTCTGTTTTTTCATATTGTCTCCTATTGGTGAAGGTTATATTATTCTACTACTTACTACACGCCTCTATATGACAAGCCCAGAGGCGTGTAGTAGAAACTTCGTCTGGCATCTGATTATCGTTAGCTTTGCATCTGTGCCGAGGTGCTAGCTCCGCTACGCACCGGACCCGGAAATCGCCTGACATACACCATAAGGCACACGCAGACTTAGCGGATATCCTGTATAGGGCAGTCGCCCTATGACCCACCAACGCCACCGAATGACGTCTAGGAACCTTGGAAGGGTTCATGCTGTCTAGGTCACTTGATGCTATTGGCTGTTTAGGGAAAAGGAAACGGAAAGAGAAGCTATCAACGCACCATCGGGCTATAGCTTCTAATTTACAATTAGAAGCCCGAAAGCTATTTTGTAGATTTTGAGGCATGAGAAAAAGATATTGGCACAGGAAAGAGAAAAGAGACTTTAATTGGCTTTGGCTAATTCCAGCTATAATAGCAGCAATAATAGCATTCACAGATTTTAGAAATGTCTTAGCGGAATATTTAGCAAAATCAATAACAGACACTTTTAAAACATCGCAAAAATAATAATTCATTTTGGAACCTCGTGGCAATGGTTTTGCAAAACATCAGCAATAACCCTAGCAAATACTTTAAAGACTTCTATCTGAACCGCCAAAAGAGCTAGGAAAAGAAAGAGAACAAAAAGCAGAGAAGGAAGCTCGGAACAAAGAGAACGGAAAGCAAGTTTGAAAAACATTTTCATTTCAGCCTCCTAAGATTTTGAAACAGCATAGCTGATTAAAGCGACAACAACAAGAATGGCGACAGCGAAGCCGACTACCGGAAGAAAGGTCAATATGCCGCCTTGGAAGCCAAGAGAGAAAGCCGACATCACGCTATCAACCGTGGCGGGAGTTAGCTCAATGCCGCCACCAACAGCACAAGTGTCAGGGGGAGCGTAAGGGGAGCACGAAACGTAATAGGCAAAGCAGAGAGGGGTTTCAGAAGGGGGCAAGCCATCGGAGCAATACCGAAGAGCGTCAAACACAGTCTCGTAACCAATATTAGGACCTCTGACAGTACATAAAAAATCATTGTAATCAGCCATATTTTACCTCACCGCCAAAAAGAAAAGAACGCCGAACAAAATCAAAGACACGGAGCCTAAGAAAAAGCCAAGAATGAAAGCAAGAACAAACATCTACATTTCCTCCCTTGTGAGATTGAGAAAAATATACTGCTTCTTTTCCAAGAAGTTGCAGAATATCCAAAAATTGCATTTACGCTCGAAAAGAGAGTAGTCTGCGTAGAAATTAACCTCGTTGTCATTGAACGAATTTTGAAGCATAAGCTTCTTGTTTTCCAAATAGTCAAAAGTGACACGGTCGTTGCGGACGGATAGAGTTACGCCCGTGAGTACCTTTTCAGTCTGCTCCAATTTGTTGCCGTAATTGTCGTAGATATATCCGTTAGTCCTCACGCTCTCAACGCCGTAAGAATAAACGTAAGTGGTATCGCTGTAAGTGGAACTGAAATAGCAGTTCTTGGCCTTCTCCTCGCTGTTGAGATTGTCAAGGATATTTTTAAATTTGTAGTCATACAAATTTATCTTCGTGCTGACAACACGGGCATAATCCAAATTGCAGATTTGCAATTTGTATTTGTATCTGAGAAGCTTCGGAGGGGCGACGTAAAGAGTATCGGTCACTATTTTCTCAACCGTGTCCTTTACGACAACCGTGTCTTTTTTTGTGACGGTTACAGTCTTTGCTTTCGCCGCCGCAGGGGGGGCTGAAGCACCCCCCGTGGGCGGCTGGGCTGATTGGGGCACAGGAGCAAGCCACGACGGCTGGGCGTGGCTAAATGCGTAAGAGAAGAAAGCCAAAAGAGCGTAAGCCAAAACGCCCCTGAGAAAGTAGGAAAAGAGAATTTTTTTCATTTGCCAGCCCTCTTGAAAGCAAAATTTATATGCGGACAGTATGATGGCGGGATGGTTTTGGGCGGGAGAGTATCGACATTGCCCCCGGGGCGGAGAACGTAGAACTTATCCCCGCAATAGTATTCGTCATACTCGCCAAGGTCGAATTTGTTTTTTTCTTCCAATGCCTTCTTATGCTTGCCGTAAGAGAAAATGCCCGTGCCGTTCCTGAACGACTTAAAGCCGAACCACAGGCACAGAACGAAAACAACGCAAATGAACATGAACGCCGGGGAACGCAAAAGAACGTTGTAGCTTTGGGTTTTTGTCTCGCTCACGCTCTCGCCCTCGTAGCTTTTGTAAAGAGGGAATATTTTGCTGTCTATACGCCACAGGAGAGAAGCCAGCGGCTTGAATTGTTCGCTACCCATAGCATCCGGAAACACCTTGACCTTTATCACCTTGTCAAAGCCGACGTTGGAAAGCTTGCAAAGCCTGTAATGAACTTGGCACAGCCTTCTAATGCCTATGTCAAGCTGGTCTATGTTCTGCGTGAGAAAAAGAATATCCAAGCCGTAATGACGGTGCTTTTGCAAGAAGGGCAAAAGGTTTTTGTTCTCCTCGCTGGCGTAGTCACGGTTGTTCCAAAACAACTGTGCCTCGTCAATAATAATCATGCTGTTAACCATGCTCTTGTTATCCAAATTCCCGGCAAGGAGCTTCGTGGAAAACTTTTCGGTGTAAACCAAAATCTTTTCCAAGTCCTGAAGCTCCGCACCCAAATACAAAGACGTCTTCAAAAGCTGTATGCCGTCTATGTTCGTGTAAACTTTCCTTTTATCCTTCAACGAAGGCAAAAGGAAGCGAAGGATAGCCGACAGGGTTTTGCCCGTGCCCGGAAGGCCGCTAATCAAAGTAACCGCCATTAGCCGAACCTCCGCATTATCCACGCCAAGAATATGGAGCTTATGTAATTGTTCACCAAAAAGCCGACAATAGCGCCAAACTCGAAATACGCAAGAGTGTCTAGGAGAGACTGGGGAAGCTGCTGGTAGTAATACTGAATTTTGGAAACGACTTCGCCAAAGCCAAAGAAATTGAAGAACGACAGGGCGAAGTCCAAGCTGGAATTGGAAAAGTTTTTGTAGAACGTAAAAACAGCGACTAGAATACCTGCGTACAAAATAACCTTCACAAAGACCTGAGCGAGAATGCCCGACAGAAGGAAACGGGCTAGCACGCCGAAGAACGGAGCGAAGAGGGAAGCGAATTTAAACAAAACAGCAGGCATTAATGACCTCCTTTGCGTAAAAGCTCTAAATCAAAAAACAATGTCGTAATCAAAACAACAAGCCACAGAATAGCCTTCATAACTGCACCTGCGTTAAAACCGCTTATGTCGCACAAATCCACTTTCTTGTCCGTGCCTATGCCCATAACGCCCGAAGCGAACGTAAAATCGTATTGGGGGCAGTTACCGTTGTTGCCGAGAAAAGAGAAGCTAGAGCTATCAATACCAACAGCAGCTTTTATCTTGGAACGGGCACCGGAGCCATCGCCAAGGCTGTCGCCCATCTCACCGCCGGAACCGCTGGAACCGCCGAAAGAACCCAAAAGACTGTCTAGGAAGCCGGTGCCGGCTGTGTCGTTTCCGAACTGGGAAAGCCCGTCCGCAACGCCATTGGCGATACCACCCGTGCCGTCGCCATTGCCTGCGAGACCTGAAAGCAAGCCATTTATAGCCCCGACTATGTCGCCTGTGCCGCTGTTCACAGCACCGATTACGCCGTTAAGCAAGCCATTCTGCTCCTGAGACAAATTGTAGCCCGACTGCAATAAATCAACAGCCTCTTTTATCTTGTCTCGAATTTCAGTCTCAACGTCCAATTGAATAAGCTGGACAGTAAGTTTAGCCCAATCGCAATTACTTAAATGAACGCAATCACCACCAGCACCGCCGGTGCATTCGGGAAGGTAAGGGAATTTATCGCAAAGAGTGGAGTCAGGACTAGGAGCACAGCCCGGAAGGTTAGGAAACTCCCTACATACATCTCTTTCGCCGGAAGAACTAGAATCACCATCTTCACCGCCGGAACTGCTAGACGTTTCCTCTGCGGAACTGCTAGAACTCTCTTCGGGGAGCGTTTCAAAACCCAAAGGACAAACAACAAAATCAAAAATTTGACCAGTCGTATTACTTACACATTGTGAGCCGTCCGGTCGGCTTAACGTGTCAAAATTTGCGGTTTGATAATGGGAAAAAGATTTTAAATAGCCTCCCTGACTATTTAAAAATTCGTGAACGAAAGTACCGTTAATAACGCCAACAACTTCGGAAGCTCCAAACGTACCGCCAATAACAGCCCCTTCGTTTGCTTCGGTGGTTTGAAGCCACAGCCCTTTGCCGCCTTTGCAGGCGGGTGCGTCAACGGAGAATAAGTCGGAGCATTGGGGGAGAGTTGGCGAAGAAACAGTTAAATAAACCATTCCAGAAACAGAAGCCGACGTCGCAAAAGAATTCATGCAATTACAAAAACCCTGAGGATTGGAAGAACCGACACAAACGTCCACGCCATCAGGATAAATAGGCATAGAGCAAGAAGTAGAAGCTTCCCAGCTAACCAAAGAAACGCCGGAAAGAGAAAAAGAAGAAACAACATTGGGAGCACCAGAACCACCGCAAGAAGAAACGCAAACGAGAGAATAAGCCCCTGCATTAGTATTGTAAGATACCCCAGCAGTACAACCATTGCCAACAGCAGAGGGAACATCTGAATTAGAACAAGAAAGAATACGAGTGCTGATATTCTGAGAAAAACACACGGAAAAAAGAAAAAGGGAAAGGAATGGCAGTATTCGCATTATTTACCCACTATGCGGTTAATAAGCTTGATAACGAGCTTAGGGCCAACTATGCCGATAACAACGCCTAGGATAACCGGGGCTACCGAAGTCAGCAACTCGGTGAAATCAGTCTGAAACTGAGTAGCACCACTAGCAATTGCAGCTACCATGTTTGTACACTCCCTTCCGATACACATTCGGAAATTGACGATAAAGTTGTTGTTTTTTCCATTCTGCCAAACCTCTCCCAAACTTCATATCTGCAAGCATAATCAAAGGGGCAATAGCCTTTCTTTTTATAGTAACAGTATTCGCATTTTCTTCCGCTCATAAAGACTATTGCCCCCGCTCCGTCAGACCTTCACAAACCAAACAGAGTAATAAAACAAATTTACACGCTCCACGAAAACAACACGGATTTTGCGGTAGCTGCTTTCGCAGAAACTGCCAACACGTGCGAGGAACTTAGAGAAACGGCAACGCAT